TCCGATAAACAACACACGGCTTCGGGACGTCCTGGGGTAGCGTTTGCGGGTAGATAGCATTGGCCGGTAGTAAGGCATCAATGGCGCTATCCGCTAAGAGTAGAGTACGAAGGGATTTATCTATCATCGAACATCCTCCGCGTAAATTACTACCTTAGTACGCTTACCAGTCGGATCAGACGAACTTATAATTTCGAGTCGTCTACCCGCCACCTGAACTTCAGCGCCGGGGTTTATAAGCTCGAGTGCAGGGTGATAATGAAACTGCAACTCAAATTCAATCCGCGACACCATTTGGTCGTTCTCTTTTCTCTCTCTGAATGTTCTTTGTTTGATTGAACATTTGTGAGTTAAAGAGTTAGCTGAGAGTGTGTGATCCAACGCGCCATAGTCATCAGGTGAGGCTGAACGCTCGTAGAATACTGCTGTGTATCTGAGTGATCCTGATCTCATAAAGCCTCCTTTACGCTATGCGTAGTCGATAGGGAGACAAGAGATCGTCAGCACCTTTCGGTGCCTTCACCAGAGCAAGACCAGCATTATCAATAACGCCATCCTCACGGTACTCAAATAAACTTCCAACAATTAATAACACTGCTTGTTTTACTGAATTGGGTATATTCGATGTGCCATCAACCGCATATGTAACAACGAGGTGTTCAGGCTCATCGGCAGCGTCAGTCGGCCATACTTCACCCATTGCTGGGAAAAGATGGGCACGGTCCGACGCACCTACAAGTCTGTACTTCGACGCTGCTAGAGTGGTTGATACAAACGCACTTGTGAAATACACGACGCTGGTGATACTACTCACTTTACCGTTGGGCAAATACAACCCAAGAAGCTTTCGATCCCAAGATGCTGGGAAACCATCAAAGACAGCAGTCCGAGTTCCTGTGGTGAATGACCTGTTACAGAAATTCTCACAGTACTCAGTTGCTACCGAAATCATTCGCGTGATCTCAGCGGTTTCAGCAGAGTCGAGATCACTAGGTAGACGCAGATGCAGTCTCGCTTCCGTGAATGTAACTGGGTCTGACATAGTGATCTCCTTTCAGTAATAAAGCTATTACCTATATTAATTAAGCGTGTGTAACGCCAACAACTTTCAATGCAGATGCGTCAAGCACCATAGAACCTACACGCTTACGGGTGTAGAACATAACTGAACCAGGAGTGGTGTACGGGTCACGAAGCATCGAAATACCAACACGATCAACAATCTGGAACGCACGAGAGAAATCACCAAAGATGATCGGAGCAGAGTGAGCTGCTGCGTCTACGTCGGCCAAATCTTCATTAATAACAATGTTATACCCGAACAAACTAGTTGAACCAGCGTTGCTGATGTCACGTTGCATGTAGTAGTTGCTGTCGCCGTCTTTTAGGTTCAAAAGAGCATTATGCGTCGCACGGTTCATCATCCAGCTTGAGCCACCGAGGTATCCAGTCTTTACACTGCGTACAACAGACCGCAAGAACTCAATCGTTCCAGCGTCGTTAGCAGCCAGAGCGTTGTTAGTACCAGAGTTAAGCACTTCGTAAACACCAGTGGTGTCATTAGCAGCGCCGTCCGCGTTCAGCGTAAGACCATTCAGGATTCCGACAGGCTTGTTGGTGCCATTACCAGAAAGAAAGGCAGTACCTTCAGCTTCAGCAAATTGACGAGCAACTTCACCAGTTAACCAGCTTTCAACACCGAAGAATGCATCTTCGAGCATGTGCTGATAAACCTGGGGGCGAGCATATACTTCACCAAAGGTTGCAGTACGTTGAGCAAGCTCTGGTGAGCCAGTAGCGGAACGAGCAGTGGTTTCACCAACCCAGCCAGATGCTGCGTCACCGATACCAACCAACTGCTTAACATCAGTAGTTGAAGCAGAAGCGACAGAACATACTTGACGAAGTGGAGACACTTCTTTTTCAAGCTTAATGATTTCTTGGCGCAACTCTTCAGGTAAAGCGTATCCACCCTCATCGTTAGTGCTAATGTTTAGAGTAGTACCTTTTTGACGGAGTCCGTCCATGCCTTCTTGTAGGAAGGTCTTAAATAATGCTTTGCTTTCCATTTCGTTATTCTCGCGGTTGGAAGTGATAATTGCGGGCGCAGCATTCTTAGCCATGATCTCTTCGAGATTTGCTTTTATTTCTGCTATTTCTTTAGAAGCGATATCAGCCTCTGACTTCAGTGACTCGTTTTCAGCTACGACGTCTTTGTTCTGGCTGGCAAGCTGTTCTACAGCTTTCTCGACCAAATCAAGATCAACATCTTTGACTTCAGCTTGAACGTCATCTAGTTTATTCTCTGACATGAGAATTTCCTATTTATTTTCAGGTTTAATGTTGTGGAGTTTTTCCATCAACGCTCTGAGTCGCAGTTGTCGAGCTTCTAGTTCAGCATCACGCTCACTTTTCACTTCTTCAACTAACTCGGTGGGTTCATCAGTCATTAGAGCTTTGGCACCGGCAGCTAAGACGGTTTTCGCTTCTCTTCGAGATAACCCAGCATCACGCAAGACTATTTCAAGTTCTCTGATGTTTAACTCGCCGTCCGCATCTTTAACAGCCGAAACTATTGCAGATTGGTTGGCGGGAATCGTTACGAGACTAACTTCATGTAGCTCAATCTCTTTTAAATGGTTTGACTTGGTTTTGGGGTCGTAGTTTTCATCTTTAACCCGGTAGCCGATAGACATAGAAGCAATAGCGCCTGACTTGAGAAGCGCATAAGCCTCATCAGCGTCTTGGACGCCTTGTGTCAGAATACCTTCAACAGATAAGCCTTTAGAATCCTCAACCATCGAGGTCCATCGTCCGATAGGACGCTTCAAATCATGATGAAGAAGCATAGCGGGCATAGTGCCGTCTGTTTTGTGTAAGCCCAGACTCTTTTGAAAAGCACCAGTGTCAACGATGTCACCGACTCGGTCGACGTTGCCAAAGGTAGAGGCATAGCCGCTAAATTTGCGGACATCATCTTCAGTGTCGTATATCTTTAAACCTTCCAAATGGAATACTTTATTCATTAAGTTCCTCACTTATTTCTTCTGTTTCTTCTGTTGTTTGTTCGGGTTGTTCAGGCTCATCGGGGGTGCCCTCTGCCTCGTCACCGAAAGTTAAGTTATTACTGTCCGATACAAAGTCGTCACCGCCATCTCGAGGGTTCATATCGAGGCGACCGCGAACTTCGTTAGGCGACATAACGCCTATTTCAAGAAGCTTTTTGTAAGCGTCTACCTCACCAGAGAAGTCACCACGAATCAGTTCTGAAACATCAAACTTAAACTCACGAGTGCTATCACCCAGGAACGAGAAGTTCATACGAGACTCAAACGTCTTGAGGTAAGGACTTATCGCAGAACGATAGAAATCCATGCTCTGCTCAGTGATATTACTAAACGTAGCTCTGGAAAGGTCTGCGACCATGTGCGGTGGCACTCTGAACATCCCGCAAATCTCTTCACGCGACATTTTGCGCGTCTCAATCAACTGAACGTCGCCTGGACTCATTGAGATAGGCTCAAACTTAACGCCAGCCTCAAGTAGTGCAACCTTGTTAGCATTTTGGGTGCCCGCATGAGAGCTTGACCATGATTCTTTTAGATTGGCGTAAGCCTCATCAGATAAAGTACCATCAACCATCAAAACACCACGAGGTGTGCTGCCATTAGCGAAGACATTGTTAGCGTGATTCCGGGCTTCAATAGAGCCACCTAATAAATGTCCTTGGTAGCTGATTGGAGAGACTCCCCGGATACCGTCCATCGACATTGTTTTAAAGTGCAAAATCTCGTCTGGTTGGAAAACTTCTGAACGCTGTTCGCCCTTTTCACCCACCGTTACCGAGTACTCAATACGATTCTGCGCGTAAACATTTACGCTCACAGCATCGACGGGTAAGGGATGAATCGCTACAACTCGACCACTGCTTCCAGCGCGAACAATATAGTTATAACTATTACCACGAAGACAAAGGTTAACCATCTGCTGTTGCCAAAACTCTTGAGATGTTTGCCAGTCGTTTGGTGATCGGTTAACCAGGGAGTGCAAAGCGTCACCCCAGGCGTGAGACTTCGTTGCTCTGTCATCAGATAACTTAAACAGGTGACAGGGCAGTGTGCTGACTGTTTCCGACAAAACCTTGATGCAAGCGTAAACTGTTGATAGACGCATTGCGGTATCGGGGCCGACAGCGTTTAAGCTTGTCGCCTCTCCTCGCATCATTAAATTCATTAACGCAGGGCTATCTAACGAGTACGAAGCAGACTTGGCTGCCGGTGGCTTTTGTGTAAAGGGCCAGACCATAAGCTGCTCCTATAGGGTGCGGATTCCGCGAGTTTCATACGGTGAAGGTTGCAGCCCTGAGTCCACTTTCATTCTACCTAGGGCCATGATGATGGCTATAACACCATCGATTTTATTTAATTGAGTGCCAGATTTTTTTACTTTTATATTATCGTTAACATCTGACCAGACAGAGCAGTTACTGACCATCCACGCCAAAACAGAATCAGCTCCGTGAGCTAGTCTTTTGCTCAAGATGGCTTTCTCAAATTCTTTACTGGGGTCAGACATATTCATAATGTTTTGAGCAAACTTAACCATTGGTAAACCTTGGCCAAGTAATTCAGCGACTAGCTCATGAGCGCCATACGGGTCAAAAGCTATTTGCTTAACCTGGTAGTCTTCGCAAGCTTGTAAGACTTGTTCTTTAATGTATTTGAGGTCTGTTACGCTGCCGTCTGTGGCTATTATTTGACCAGAATCCATCCACTCTTTATATCTCCCACCCATTGCGCCACTCTTTTGCGTAATCGTGTCTAATGGTAGATAGCTT